TCGCGCCTGCGCTCGTGGTGAGTAGATACAACGCGCTCGAAGTCGGCACCCAACCGAGGGCCGTGATTGCCGGCGTGCCTGCGCTGGCCGTCAGACCGGGGGTCGCACTGCCAGTCCAAGTCCAAGTGGTGACCGAAGTCGGAGCAGTTGCATTGCCGTAAAGACCCGCAAGAGTACCGGCTGCGTAGCCCGGCCCCTTCGTGGCCCAGATGTATTGAGTCGGCGTGTCGGCGTAGTAGTTGCCAACCACAGTCAGCGATGCAAGGCTTGTGCCCTGAGTGATCACGGTGCCATGCAGGAGCGGTGAGGTTGTAAGTGAGCCAGCGGCAATCTGGATGCGGAACAGCTCGACGCGCTGGAAGCCGCACGCACGCAACGGCAAGTCGAAGCTCGGCGTGTTAGTCGTCGAGTAGGTCGCGCTGCGGCTCGTCATCTCGAGCGAGAAGCTCGCGCTGCCCAGCACCGCGCCGGCCAACGGGGCCAGCGGAGTGAAGCTCTCACGCGCCACGCTGCGCTCGTAGGTCTCGACATCGAAAGTCAGAGACGGATCGACCGCCAAGTAGCTGGCGTAGGTCGTGGAGAACGGATCGGTGAAAGTACCCTCGACCGTTTCGGCGCGAAGGCACAACTGTTGGAGTCTTGTCAGGGCCATGGTGTTTGTTGTTCCTAGTCGCCGCTAGTACGCGGTCGTCGGGTCTGAGTACAGAGTTCGGTAGAGAACGCGAACCGTGACCTGCGCCTCGGCGAGAGGATTGGTTGGCTCGGCCTCGAAGACTTGATCCCCCACGATCTGTGTCGTGAGCGCATAACCACCACGCGTCCAGTCCGTCGTGAGTGCCACACGCACATCGGTCAGCAGATCCTGTAGGCTCGTCTCCCAGTTCGTATCGTAGACACCGCACACGACCAGCAAGTCCATCGTATGCTGGACGATGCCGATGCGGCTGTCGTCGTGCGTCTCGCCCTGCGGCACCACGATGATGCACGGGTAGCTGGGCACCTCAAAGATGTTGCCCGTCCACCGACGCACCGTGTTCGGCGCGGTCTTGTAGTTGAGCGGCGTGGTCTTGATTGCCGCGAGCACGGTGTCAATGTTGGCGAGGATCGACTCTCGGACAAGTGTTCCTGCGGGGTAGGCCATTAGCGGATCTCCTCGAGCGTGATCGTGACAGAGCCCGTCGCCACCGACTCACGCACGCGGCGCAAGGTGTTCTCGGCAAAGCGAACCTCGAGTGACGAGCCGCCGGGCGGCGTGAAGTTGAGAGACAGCACCGGCCCGTAGGTTGCGGCCCACGCACGCTCGACCTCGTCAAGGATCAAGTCCGTTGAGGAGTAGGTCAGCGTCCATCGGCGCAGAGGCCGTTCGTTGATCTCACGACCACGGCTGTGACCTCGGTCTTGGTTGACCTGCACGGCACGCCGCTGGTTCGATTCGACCACGGCCTCGGGACAGATCGTCCAGTCGTAGACTGCCGTCATGCGCCACCACCTAGGCCTGCGCGTGCGAGAGCACGAGTGGTGGCGACACGCAGCCGAGCACGACGGTCACCGGCCATCGTCGGGGACTCGAAGGTCTTTCGGAAGCCAAGGCGCGGCGGGATCTTGACCGACTTCTTCAGGATGTACAGCCACTGCGGCTTTGAGTTCTTGCCCTTCGCGGTCTTAGCTCCGGGCTTGCCGTCCGAGACGATGAAGAGGTTGCCGGACTTCGGCGAGCGCACGACGCTCATCTGGTCAGGGTACGAGGTGAACAGACCACGCGCACCGTCTGGGTAACGCTGCACACCAGATGCGGTCATCGCATCGCGCAGCGGGATCGTGAGGTACTTGGCCCTCTTGGGTCGAATCACGCCGCCGTACTCTTGCAGCCTCGCGTACTTCACGCCGGACGAGAACACCGTCAGCGTCAGTTGACTACCCGTGGAGATGCTGCCCGAGACCTCGAAACCGAACGAGTTGCGCAGGAGCTTTGAGCGGTTCTGTAACAAGCCGCCCTCGGTTCCTCGTCGGCCGGTGTAGCCAGTGAACTGACCCTTCTTGATGCGCGCCGTGAAGTAGGTTCCGTGTTCCTTGAGAGCCTTGGTGGCTTCAATGTTTAAGGCGGCGGGAATCTTCTTCACCGCCTGCTGGAACCTCTTGGTGTCAATGTCGCCCTTCACTAGAGCGAGATCCTCATGTACTTGTTCAAGGTCTTCTGCACATCGACCAAGAGGTCGTAGTCGCCCGTATACTGCGTCGAGCTCTGGCCCACCGAGAAGTTGCCACCGGCCGACAAGCGACGACGGTGCAGATAGGCCACCTGCAAGTCACACGCCTGCGCGAGATCGGGGTACGCCGTGATGAGGTTCGCCGTGCTCGTGGCAAGCCCGCCGGTGTAGGTGACTTGCAGGTAGTACGGCGCGATCGGACGGCCAGCACTGCCGGCCGTGAACGGCGTGCCGACCGTGATCATGCGGATAATCCCAGCGTCGTTCTCGATGATGTAGTCGTCGCCCTTCGAGAGCGTGACGGCGGCGGTGAAGTCGGTGCTGTCGCTGATCTTCACCGTAAGCGTGCCGCCAGACGGCACGGGCGCACCCTTCAAGCTCACCAGACGACGCGTGAACTTGACGGGGTAGACCTCAGTCCGTGCCGACTGCTGGCCGTGCCGGCGCATCTCGTTGTCGAAGCGCATGCTCGTCGAGGTGATGAGTTGCGCGATGAGAGCGTCTTGTGAGGTATCCGCACCGCCGATACCAAGCAGAGACTTCACGCGTGCTGATGTCGTGTAGTCCATAGGCTACAGCACCGCCGAGTCCACATTCGCCAGTGCGTCAGGTGCCATGTTCTTGTTGAACAGGATGGCGACGCAGCTAGGAGCCACGGTGCTGACATACGCAGTCACGGACACGCGCACATAGCGGCGGTACTTCACTGGGTCTACAAGCACAGAGCACGCGGTCAGGGCTTGGTCTCCGGTGAAGTTGAACGAGTTGCCAGTGCTCGTGAAGTTTGTGTTGTCCTCGCTGTCCTGCACCTCGAGGGTCATCGACTTGCCAGCAACGGAGAAGTCGACATGGCAGATGAACAGACAGGTGCGATAGCCGAAAGTATCCACCGAGGTGAAGTGCGTCGGCGCGGAGACGATCGTCACACCGTTGCGACGAATGCCGACCACGCGCATCTCTGTCTTGAAGTCGTTATTCATTGAGCCACCAAGCCGATCTGCGAGACCGTCTCGCTGCTGTCGACCTTGCCGTACTGCACGGCAGTCACGCCGATGATCGTGGTCGCGCCGCTCTCACGAGTGAAGCGCACGCGCGTGTACTTCTTCGAGGCCTGATCGCGCACCAAGAAGCTCTTAGCGTTGACGGCCGTGGGCGTGTTATCGCTGACCACCGTGCCGATGTCCGTGTAGTTGACATCGTCGTCGCTCTCTTGCAGAGACGCGGTGTAGACCACGGGAGTCGCGCTGTACTGGTTCAGGATGAAGAGTGTGTAGCGGTAACCGTTCGGATGCACCGATGCGCTGTACACAGGGGTCGTCGAGCTAACCGTCGTCGAGACGAGTAGCGACACGGGACGCATGGTTGTCTTGCCGTCGAAGTTCACAGGTCGCCTTTCTTCTTGCGAGGTTTGCGCGTGGGCTCAGGCTCAACACTAACAGACTCGGGCACACGTTGTGCGGCGGTACGCTCCTCCCACTCTCTGTATCTGTTCAACAACTGCATCGGCCATAAGTCCTTGTTCGTCTCCTTCGAGTCCGGCATGGTCGGCTCGAGCTTGTACTCTTGGCCCTTGACCTCATCGCGCACCCACTCGTTGTCCATGTCGATCGTGTCGCCGGGCATCAACCAGACACGCGGCAGTCCGCTCGACTTTGGATCGTGAACGACGCAGCCCTTGATCACTCGATACAGCTTCATGCGGTCAGTCTACCTAGAAGGCGAGAGCCGCCACCGAGTGAACGGCGACGGCTCTCGTTGTCGCTTGGCAGCGTCGATCAGTCGAAGTTGAACGAGAGCGTGCGTGCTGTAGCAGTGCCTGCAACGTTTGCCACGATCGCATCGTAAGAAGCGGCCTGTGCATAGCCCAGCAGGATCACGGTCACACCGTAGACCGATGCACCCGTGCCAGCGGTAACACCGACTGGACGGAGCCACGCGCGGAACTTGCCCGGCGTGCCGAGTGTGTAGCTGTTCAACTTGACGCGACCGACAAAGATCGCCTCATCGTTGGACGGAGTCACCTGCACGAAGGTGGCAGATGCTACGTCGGTCCAGCCGGTCGAACCGTCCGCAGAATCCTGCATCTTCACATCCAACGTGCTGCTGGCGGCAACGGTGCTGGCGGTAAGGATGACGAGGGCTTCTTGGAAGCCACGCGTATCAACCTCAAGGCCGTTCGTCGTTGTGCCAGTAGCACGGCTCGTGGTGAAGATGGACTCTTTGACCTGCAAGAAGGTCGCGCTGTTGTGTTGCATGTGTGTGTTCTCCTTATGTGGTTTAGTTAGGGGTCAGGTCTGGGCACCCAAGCCCGTCGAGGCACAGAACGCTTCGGGATAACGCACACCAACATCAACCGTCATGCCAGCGAGGATCTGGGTCTGACGCTTGGTGAAGTTTGTGCCCTCGCGACTGGCCGCGAGCACCATGGTGCCCCACTCCGCAACCATCGAAGCGGCGAACGCGCCAAGCAGAATCTTGTCGTTCGGCATCTGCGTCGACAGAACATAGCGGTGACCAAGGATGCGCTCGATCGTGCCGCCGTCAACGAACGGACGAACCTTGGGGTTCACGTTCGCGTTACCCGAAACCGTGTCCAGTTGCTTACGCACCTGACGGAACTGGTTCGGATGCATTGCCCACACGAACTCGCCCACCGTCTGGGCGTTGTCCTCGAAGAGCTTGTGCTCCATGTTGATCATCTCGTTGTACGAGGTGGCCGCGTCAAGAGCACCCGTGAAGCTCTGGGTATTGATGCCCGAGGTGTTGAGAATGCCGGTCGGCTGACCAGCAGCACCCGTGCCGTTGAACACCGCAGCGTCGATCTTGAGACCGATGTCGCGGGCCAACTGGCTACGAACCAACTGCTCCGCGCCCGGCGCACCAAGCTCGATCAGACGGTTCGACAGAGTGCACAACGCAAACACATCGTGCGGGTACAGGTCGATCTGACCGAAGCTCATATCGCCCGAGGTCACGGCCTCGACTTCACCCAACCAGTAGGCGGTGGTCGCGCCCGTAATCTTGGGGATCTGCACCGGCGAGCCGGTCAGGCCACCCATGCGAACGGTGCCGGCATCGAACGCGACGATGGCAGCTTGCAGCAAGGGGATGATCTGAGCCGACATCACTTGGTTCGGAACGATGAAGCCGCCGAGGCTATCGACGGTCGTCACCATGTCCTTCGTCACCACGGCCGAGTCCATCGTGCCGGCGGCAGCCGAGCACATCTCATACTCGAGCGGTGCAAACTTGGCGACGTTGCCCTTCAACAAGCCGCTGATGAGCTTGGAGAAGGAGAACTCCTTCACTTCCTTGCTGTCCTGAGCGAGGCCGGGGATGGCGAACTTCGCACTCTTGGCTTCGAGGTCACGACGCTGCGCGTCGAGCTTCTCGTCCAGTTGCTTGGCGAGACGCTCGCACAACTCGGTGTCGCGCTTGTCGAGGTTTGCTTTCAACTGGCCGATCAACGCCTGTGACAGCGCATCGACCGAACGATCATTGAGTTCCATGTGTCTTTCCTCTGCGGTCTTTGGTGTCACAGGCCGCGAGCAACGCGCTCGACGACCTGAGCGTAAAACGCCGCAGCGTCTACGCTTTTCGACGACCGCAGAGCGGTCGCCTGTTCTGTTTGTGCCGTCACCGCCTTGGCGATGTCGGCTTTGTCGAGTCGCTTCTCCAACGACTCGAGCGCAATCATGAGGTCGGAAAGACGCTTGTCCAGAGCCGTGAGCTTCGCGCTCATCTCTTCCGACATCTCGCCCTCTTCCTCTTCCTCTTCGACCTCGGTCTCCGTTTCGACTTCCATCTTTGTCAGGGTCGAGAACTTGTGAGCGGCGAACTTGTCTGTCTCGATGTACTCGCCGTTCTCGCCGGCCTCGTACACCTTGATCATCGCGGCCGGATCTTCGCTTGTGCCCTCGATCTTCACATCGCTGCTGGGCAACTCGATCATGCCGTTGGCTTCCACATCGACGATCTCGCCGACGGCCATGCCCTCGCCAAACTGCCAAGTCACGAAGTCGCCCACCATCAACTCGTCGGGCGCGGCCTTGGTCTTCTTGCCACAGCCACAGTCGGCCTTCTTCTCCTCGTCAGCGTGTCCCATCGCGGTGCCTTCACGGCACATCGAGTAGGCCGCCGCCAGCACTTGGTCGATCTTCCACTCAGGATACTCGTCCATGAGCTTGGGCACTTTGCCGGTCACGCACTCTTGGAGCATGTCCATCTCTTTGTCGTCCATGGCTTTGTTCACTTTCGTGGGGTCGTAGGCCCAGTTCTTCAACGAGATGTCACGCTTGGAGATGTCGCACTCCTCGCTGACCGCTTCGCCCTGTTCCATGTTCTTCATTCGCGCAATGAAAGAGATGGTGCGCTTGGCATCGTCAACCAAGGCCGCGTCCCAGTTCTCCTTCGCCGTCTCAAGCAGGCGCAGGTTGCGCTTGATTACCGCGTCCGCGTCCACGCTGGCCTAGCGGCTGCACGGGTCAGCGTCCCACGCCTTGAGCTCCGACGCGCTCATGTTCACGGCATCACGCCACGCGGTGTAGGTCGCGTCGATCTCGGTCTGCTCGACCTTCTCGACGGCACCGAGCGCGAAGGTACGACGCGCCGGCTGGATGCGTGCCACGCTGCGCAGCAACTCGTCGGCCAGTGCCCGACCAATCTTGCCGCGCTTGACCATGTCGTCCATGGCGCACAAGACTGGATCGCTGGCTCCCTTCTGGAGTAGCGCGTTGGGGTTCGCGGGGATCGTGCAGTTCGAGAGCTCGAGTTGCTGCTGCTCCTCGTAGAGCACGCCGTACGGCCCGAGGTTCAACTCCTTGCGCTCGGTCTCGTTCTTAGGCTTGTAAGCGCGAGTCGGCACAAAGCCCACGGACACGGCACGCAGACCGCCCTCGTCGATCATGCGAAGCACGGCCTCGCTGACGGGGTTTGCCTGCTCGCTGAAGTAGGTGATTGACTCCATGAGCACCGGCCGACCTTCGGCCTGCTCTTGGTTCCAGTCGTGCACCTTGCCGATCGGGAAGCCGTCGGAGTCGTGGCCCCACAGCGCGACGGGGTTCTTGGCGAACTGCGTGAACTTCCAGCCCTTCACACGGATGACATCACCCATGCGGTCCTGCGTCTCGTCGCTGGCGATGAAGCGACGCGTGCGCGAGCCGTCGGCCATCGTGGTCACCGGCGCAACGATGCCGCGCACGTGGATCGCGCTTGTGTCCGTCTTGATCGCAAAGATGTCCTCCACCTTGGCGGCCTTGAGCTCCGCGTCCGTGGCAATACCGTTGAGGATACGTGCAGCCAGTTGCTGCACATCGCTGCTGTTGATCAGGACTTCCATAGGTCAGGACATCGCTTGGACAACGGGTGATAGCACGCACCGGCAGTTGATTACCTCCTCTGGTGCGCCTTGGGGATCGTTCGGGAACCGTAGGCTTGGCGCGAACGCCTCGCCGATCTTCCGAACTTGTCCGTCAAGCGCGAGGTGCGAAGGACGAGTCGTGGCATCGTTCGATGACACCCACTCAACCTCTGCAACGCCGGCTTCTTTGTAGGTCTCGACTGCGGAAGAGTTATACGCTTTGCCGGTCTCCGTACGTGCAATCGTGAGCGCACGCGCTTCCTTGTTTCCGAAGACCTTGGCCATCTCCTCGTCGATCTCTGGAAGCACTTCCTGAATCGACGATGCAATCTCGCTCGTGGTTGTCGGGCCAGAGAGCTTCTCGAGCATGCGGTCACGGATCTCGGCAGAGAGTCGAGAGGCTACGCCCTCTACGATCTGGGCACGTTGGTCGGCGATCATGCGCAGGATGCGCGGGTCGGTCACATCAAGCTGCACGCTTCCAACCAACTGAGCCGCATCCGCGATGCCCTCACGCCAAGTGGCCTGCAAGCTATTGGCAATGAGGCTGTCCATCTGCCCTGCCCACTCCTTCTCGTTGAGCAGCAAGTAGTCCTCGACCTCGCGCTTGGTCCACGCCTTGGCTGTGACGCCATTCTGCGCAACGTCTTGGATCTTCGCCTTCTGAGCTCGCTCGTAGCGGCGTAGCCAAGTTAGCACGTCGGCGGCAAGACGACGCTCGGCCTTGTCGAGGGTCTTCTGGTACACGCGCTCCGCAAACGCAACGCGGGCCTCACGGGAGCCGAGTACCTTGGTCATCGACTTCGAGCCCATCGGCTCGACGGCCGGAGCCGCAGGAGCGGACGCACCACTCAAGATCTGGGTAGCCTGAGCCACGCTGATGCTGGGGAACGCGGCGTTGATAAGCGCGGCGGCACTTGGCGTTGATAGCGTGCCCGTGGCAACTTGCTGGATGATGAGTAGCAGCGATTCAACCTGCGACCCGTTGAGACCCACAGGTGCGGCAGTAGTTGGCGCGGTGGTCTCGGGCGTTGTCGACGGCACGGCAGGCGTGACGGCGTCGGGTAGCACGGGCGTGACGGTCAACGGCTCGCGGGTGTCTTCGCCGGTGTTCGCATCATTGACCGCGTAGACCGTCGAGCTCATCGGCACGAACGCCGTGTTGGCCGAGTCGACGCTCTCGACCTCGAGGCCCAAGATCTTGGTCGCATCGTTGAACGACAAGCCCACACCCATGCCGGCAAGGTCAGCGGCGAGCTTGAACTTGGCCGAATGGTCTTCTTGCAGCGAGGCGATGCCAGAGAAGTCGAAGCTGACATAGCAACCACTCAGGCGCTGGTCTTCGAGGCGCGAGAGGAGGTGGCTGTTCATCTTCTCGGCCACCGAGTCAAGGTAGCCCTTCACGCCTTGCCAGAACTGGCGATACGCCTCGGTGACATTGTTGTAGGTCGCCGTGTCGTAGTTGCCGATGACCGGCGGCGGCACCTGAAGGATCGAGCACACCGTGTCGCGCACCCAGTTCAGGGTCTCGCGCTGCATCATGTCCTTCGGCGTGGCTGGGTTCGGGATCACGTCGACATTGCCGGTCAGCACCTTGTAGCCGCCGACGACATCTGGATCCTTCATCGCCTCGTTTGCCGACTCTTGCAGTCTGTACTCCTCGTCGTTGGACATGCCGTCCTCGTACTTGAGGAACGCGCCGGGACCACCGCCACGCATGACCGCCTCTTGGTAGCGTTCGGCTTGGAAGCCGATCGAGATGACGCGCATCGCGGCCTCGAGAGGCGACAAGCCACGCATGGGGTCGGCAGGGTTGTAGTCGTAGAAGTGAACGCTGGAGCCGACCGGAAACACGGGCGGCGTGGCTCCGCTTGCCGAGTAACGAATGGCCGTGATGCGGCCGGTTGCCCCATCGCGTGAGTCCTCAACGATGTCACCGATGACTGGCACGATCACGGTCGGCAGCGGGATCGGGGAGCGAGCGTCAATGGACGGCGTGACGGGCTTGCCGTCAGCGTCCATTAGGAACCACCAATCCTCGCCCGACAACTTGCGGTGCGTCATGCCGGCGGCCAAGAGATCCGGCATGCCCATGTCAGGGTTCGGCATCTCGAACAGCCGGCGCAGCGGATGCTCGGGGCCAACCTCTTGCGCGTCGGCATCGGTCGACTCCCAGATCTGTAGCGGCACCTGACGCACGGCCTCGGTCAAGGCTTGGATACACGCGTAGACCACCCACGAGTCGGAAAGCGGGCTCTCGACATCATCCCGACCGCCGGGGCCAGTGCGTGCGAGACCGATCTGCGACAGCAGAGACTCCATGGACTTTGCAACGCCACCGAGCTCGACCTTCTCTAGGACAAGACCTTGGCCGGGCATACGCTTGAACGGTGACGGCTTGTGCTGCTGTCTCACGGGTATCATCCTCCCACGGTGTCAAAGTCTCGTCGCGGTCGTATGCTCGAAAGCCCACCCAGCAAGGGCGAGCCTCTAGTTGTAGTCACGGCGAGACTACAGAAGAGCACCTACTCGGCACTCTTTGCCATAGCATCGCGCCATGGTATCAAGTCGTCTGTGCTCATTCGTCGCGCCCTTGAGGAGGTGGTGCGAGTCTCTTCGCGCACTCGGCCTCGCGGTAACCAAGTCGAGTGACGGTAGCGTTGAGCAAGATGCCGTCACGTAGTACGGGGCTGGCGCTGAACATGATCCACCCACGGTTGACCAGCATGAACAACTGGTTAGGCGTTAGCCGATCGGCATGGCCAGCAGCTACGTTTAGCAGTAGAGGCAGAAGCCGGTCATCGGGAGGTGTATGCTTTCGTGCCATGCCTTAGCGCCCGCGCCGTAGCACCGACATCTTTCCTCTCGGCTGGACGGCAAAGCCGGGACGAACACTTGAGCCTCTTGATAGCCCGATGATAGCGGAGTCCCATTGGTCGGGACTCCTGCCGTATCTCTCACGTAGCCCGTCTTTGTGATCATCGCGGTGAAGTGCGATGCGAGTGCCTTTGGCACCATCCTCAAAGTCGTAGCGTGCCCACTGCGACTGCCGCCACAACTCGGGGAACTTCTGCGGGATCGAGACCTTACGCTCCTCGAGTAGCCGCTTGGCAACCCAGTGCAACTCACTCTTGCGATCCGAGAAGATCATCTGCCCTGTCAGTTCTTTCCAGTCGTACTTCGCACCGCTGCCGAAGTCGACACCGTCGACATAGAAGCCAAGCTGCCGCAGGCGGTCGAGCACGCCGGAGCCCATGCCGACGCAGTCGATATGAATGTTCTGCGCCGGCACCATCTCGCCCTTGTGGCCCCACTGCTTTGCAAGCTCCACGACCTTGTTGGCCGTCTGCATCAAGTCAGGAAGTCGCCACGCGACCTGCTCCTTGAGCACGCCGTTCCACCACAGCGTCGCCACTGACTCGTCAGCTCCTTGGCGTGCGATGTCAACGCCGATGTGGATCTGACCGACGCTCGACACCTCGGGGAGCTGTGCCTCGGCCGCTGCCAGCAACATGCCCTTGGTCACGAAGCGACGCTCGAGGCTCTGCTCGGGGAACTTGCCCAGCACGTAGGCAGACCATAGTGGCGACTGGTCGCCCCACTCTAGTTTCATCTGCTGTAACCAGTCAGCGTCCGTCAACCAGCTAGGAGCCACGTGAAACGAGTCAAAGCCTACGGGGTCGGGAGCCTCATCTGCGCAGGCAGAGATACGAACACGATGCCACCTCTTTGAGTTTCTAAACGCTCGTGCAAAGAAGTGATCTGCCTCTGCGTCGATCGTAGGGTTGGCCGTCAATAGGACGTGAACATTAGGGCCAGAGAACGAACCCTCCATCGCCCTGTACACGGCATCGTCTACGCCAGCCGCCTCGTCGATGATCACGACCAGCCGCTTGTCTGTGGTCTCCGTCTCGTACTTCAACCTGTCTACGTCGATGTCGCCTGCATCTGCATCCTCTGCCTCAACATCGTCGGGAAGTCTTACACCGGCATGCCAGCCTTGGAACCTGTCTGGTGAGTTGGTAGCAATGCCAAGGGCGTAGTGTTCTGGGCCAATGGTCAGACGAGTAGTGCCAAGCTCACCTGACAAGCTCGGGTGTCTAGCCCTTGCCTTCGACCAGATACTTCCTACCCTCTGCCACAGTACGTCCCTCACCTGCCTCCCAGTCGGGGCCGTGGTTAGCACCACAGTCTTGCCGGTGTACAAGAAGGCCAACGTGGCAAGCGCCGCCGTCTCTGTCTTGCCGGCCTTGCGACCTGACCTCACCGCCACGAACCGATGGGTTGACAGCTTGGTGATGATCTCTCTTTGAGCGTGCCAAAGGCGAGCCCCTAGAATCTTCTGGCAGAAGCCCAGCTCGTCTTGCGCGTACGCGGAGAACGAGTCACTCTGCGCTGCCCCAGCCTTGAACCTCTCTAGATAAGCACGAGCTAGAAGCGACGTTGCATCTTCGTCGAACAAGTCAGGTGTCATTCCGTTGTGCATGGGTCGGCAGCTGGAGAACCTCTCTCTCCATCCGTCCCACTATTGTAGCCGCCACCACAGGCGTAGACTCCTCGGCCACGATCTGTAGCACTCGTGCTATCACAGCACCCAGTTGCTGTACGTTCAGAACCTGACGCTTCTGCAACTTGATGCTCCACGCGGCCTCGATCCGCTTCGACAGCCGCTCTGCCTGAATACTCATCTCGCTCAGTGCCTTGTCTTCCTCTACACCTTGCCGGAGCAGAGACCTGAGGCGGCCCATCAACTCACGTGCCTCGTCTAAGTTCTTTTGAGCGGTGGCTTCCTGAGCTTGCTCAAACAAAGCAAGGCACCTAGCCCTGAAGTCTGGGCAGTCGCGCTCGGACAGCCGTTGAACGGTACGTTGCAATGCGGCTTCAAGCAGAGCGATAGGCTCTAGCATGTCAAGCAGCGTAGGGTCGTCGACGGCGCTCTTGTAAGCGTCAGAGAGAGCGTGGCTACTGATAGCCTTTGAGTATCTGCCGTGGATTGGTGGTCGCCCACTGCCGGGCGCACCACCATGGACGTAGCACACTGCTTTGCCGCTTGCGGCAACCCGTCGGCAGGGCTGCCCGCTTCTGTTGTGAGCCTTGCACAATCGTTGCGGGATCGGGGTTTCCATGGGGATATCGCACGTCCATGAGCATCTAGCTTGATCGCGCTGCTGCTAGAAACTCAGACCTCACTGCTGGATCAGTCTTGAGATACCCACGAAGTGCCGTTGTCACGGTCTCGGAGCCAGAGCACCGTACACCACGAGACTCCATGCACATATGCCGTGCCCTGACCAGTACGCCTACGCCTTTGGGGTCGAGAGCATGTTGCAACGCATCGGCGATCTGGTTGGTCATTCGCTCCTGTACCTGTAGCCGTCTTGAGAAGCAGTGCAGCACTCGGGCCATCTTTGAGAGACCCACCACACGACCGCTTGGAATGTAGGCAATAGTCGCCGTGCCAAAGAACGGAGCCATGTGATGTTCGCACAACGAGTAGAACGGAATCGAGCGCACCGTCACCATCTGGTCGCAGCCCTCTGCACCGTCCTCGAACTGCTTGAGTAGAGCGGTGGGGTCTTGACTGTACCCCTCGGTCATCTCTCGCAGAGCCTTGCAATAGCGGTGCGGTGTCTCTAGTAACCCACCGCGTCGACTGTCCTCTCCGATGTACGCGAGCAAGGTCTGCACGGCTTGCTCGGCCTCTACCGTGGAAACCAACCTGTCTTGAAAGCTGTCTGCGGTCATCGAACACCTACCGTCTTGTGAGTTTGGAGGCTCAACCGATACCCGTAGCGTAGACAAGCCTCGACCGTCTTTGACATAGCCAAAGC